AGGCCTGCGGAAATGTCGGTGGCCAGCACGCCCGAGGTATGGGCGGCCACCACCGAGTAGATGTTCTTGCTGGCCGGGTCGCGGCAGTAGTCACTCACCACGTAGGCGGTGGCGGTCAGCCAGTCGCCCCGGTAGCGTCCGTAGGAGATCGCCGTGATGTTGCCTGACGCATTGAAGGCCAGCACCAGGTTTGCGCGCGCCACTGCATCCAGCGCAAGGGTCTGGTCGGCCGTGCCCGCAGGCAGTTTCACGGCGCGGTTGGCATCGCCTTGCACTTCATCAAAGCCAGCTTCTACGCGGGCGAACTCGTCTTTGAGAACTTGCGAGGAAACCCGCTGTTCGGGCAGTGGGTTATAGGCGCGCGTGTAAAAATCGTTGGGCATAGTGGTTTACCGGTCAAGCCTGCGCGGCGTGTACACCACGGAAACGCTTTGCAGGGTGTGGGGAAGTTCGTTGCTGGCCTGGCTGATAACGCTCAGGCTCAGATCGGTTCCAACACCATCGAGCCGCACTTTGCTGATGGCGTTGCGTGGGATGTCGTAGAAGCTCTCGTCGTAGCTGCTGACGTCGTAGTACGCGCCGTTGGCAGAGCGCAGCACTTCAGCGGCATCGGTCAGGCCAATCTCTGGATTGCCCAGGCTGTATTCGCCTTGGACGAGTACCCGAAAAGCACTTTCCGACTTGCTCTCCAGATCCGCCCGGCGAAACCGCTTCTTTTCCATCGGGCTTTTGATGTGGTTGAAGGCCAGCTTCAGGTAAGCGAAGATTTCCCCCCCGTCGAAGCTGCGCCCACGGTCAGATTCGTAGACATAGCCGTCATCGCTGCCAAAGAAGTTGCGGTTGTCCCCGTCCATCACGGCTTCGCAGGTGCACCACACCGTCTTGCCGTAGTTGATGGGCATGAACGACAGAGCCACACCGTCCCGGGTTGCGATGGGGGTGATGCTCAAGCTGTCACCGGTGGCAAAGAACAGGCGCATGCGTTGGTCTGCGCGGTTCACCACCGAAGCAATGGCGAGGCGGTTGCGCAGCAGGCGCTGGATGCGCGCCGAAAGCGGCAGGCGAGAGAAGTTTCCGAAGGATTGGGATGCTTCCAGCGTGGCCAGCCCCAGGGTATCGAAGGCGATGATTCGCCCCAGGCTCTGCACGCTCCAGCGCTGGGCGCCCACGTCGTCCGAGAAAGCCGACAGCTTCCAGTCTGCGGTACTGCTGCCGTAAAGCACCCAGGTTCGGGTCGCAGAAAAGACCATCAATGCCCCACCGTCCGCGTCGGATGGCAGCACCTTGAAGCCGGTCACCACGTCGCCTGCTGCAATCTCCCCGGCGCCAGTCACAGCCGACCACCGGAACGGTTCAGCAATCGAGCTGTTCTGCACTGAACCATCGAAGCTGAAAAACAGGTGATTCTTGTGCGCCACGCAGTGCACGGGCTTGTCTACCGCCATGCCGGTTTTGATGGGCACCAGCACGTCACCGTCAAACTCGAAGCCACGGTTCACACCGTCTGCGCCATAGATTCTCTGCGCACCAGCCCGGCCGGTGAAGTTGTAGACGCTCAATTCCATCCTGCCGCCTGGCAGCATGGTGATCAAAGTTTCCGATCCACTGGCAGTCGCTGTGACGCCAGCAGTGAAGGCCCCGGCAGTGAATGACCCGCCCGATGGCGCAGCGATGATGAAGCGCCCGGCTGCAGTGCCAGCAGCCCAAGTGCCGGACTCCAGCGAGATCCGCTTTAACACGGCAGACACTGCGCCCTTGGTGATCGTGGCCCCTTCGGCTGGAGCGGTGCCACTTCCAGCGGTGAATTCCAGTTCACGATAGAACGGAACCAGCACCCATCCAGCGGCTGAACTCTTGTACATTTCGCACGCAGTCACCCCGGCGTTGTCGCGCCAGGCATAGACCACCGTGCCCAGAATGCCGATGCCACGGATTGGCCCAGAGCCAGGAACAGCGCCAATGTCTGCCCGGTAGCTGGCGGCTGCCAGCGTTGCAAACTCGTTGTCATCGAAACCGTCAATGTCCGAGGCGTCGCCGTAAATCACGCCGATGGGGGTTCCAGCGACATTCAGCGTCTCGCCGGATGCGAAGGTGCCCACCACGCGGGTGACCACGATCTGAGATGCACTGCGCACCTGAATGACGCGCCCGGTGGCGGCGGATGTGACGCCCGTCACGGTGTTTCCAACCGCAACCCCGGTGAAAACATCAACCGCCTGGAAGCACTTGTAGTCGGCATCGCTTGGGCGCGGGCGCCCATCAAAGCGCTCGAACCCGCCAATGCGCTCGTACCCTTCCAGTGCGGAGCTTTCGTAGTTCATGGCGCCGACCACCGTTCCAGGCTTCAGCGTCAACTGAGCCGACTCGGCATCCAGCCCCCCGGCCAGCGGGAAATACTGGGTCTTGGTGGGCGGCATCTGCATGCTCATGCCAGCGGCCTTGCGCCAAAGCCAGGCGCTGGGAGTTGTGACTGCGTGAGAGCAGACATCAGCATGTTGTAGTTCTGGTCAGCACGTTGGACGACTTCGCTTGCCGCGTCGAACCCGCCGTACTCACGCAACGCCCTCCAGACGATCATCATGTGGAACCGCTGCGGCATGGCGGGCTCGTCGGCATCAGCCGTCATGTCCACCACATCACGGATGTAGGACGCCCGCACCTTGTGGGCGGCGTCTGGGGTGGGCGCAACAAGCAGATCGCCGGATGGGTCAACGCTCCAAAAGCGCACCGGCCCGGCTGAATGCACCCCAACGATGAACCGGCGTCGGAACGTGTCGTATGGCAGGTACTGAAGGCCATATTCGGCGGCCTGTCCATCGGTCAGCCGCCAGGCGCTGGGCCGGTAGTCGTCGGCCTGCGGCTTCCACGTTGCCCAATCGGTCAGGGCAAACCCCGGCGCGCTGGCTGTGGGAGACATGACCATCGCAGACGTTTCGCCCAGCGCTTCGCCGCGCCGAAAAAACCAGCTTTCGTGCATGAGCGCAATATCCCGCCATGCCCAGTTGACCCATTGGAAAATCCGGGCGTCATCGCCCTTCGCCGTGGCAAGTGACGCAGGCGCCCCGCCCGATAGGCCGCTTTCGCGCTTGACTGCTTGGGCCAACTGCAGGAAGTTCATGAAGGATCAAGCCTGCATGAAGTTGCGCGACTGCATGGGAAAGCGTGCACGCTCCACCCAGGTCATCTTTTCGAGGTTGTCCGGCTCGTTCGGGTCAGCTTCTTTGACCGTGTAGGACAGGCTCTCGATGTGCTTGGCCATCTCCACGGGGACGCGAACCCACTTCTCGAAATGGACTTTGATTTGGTAGTTGTTCAGCCCAAAGAACGGCTGCTGCGGCTCGTTCGGGTCAGCGCGCGTGAGCTTGATTTCGCAGGTTTCACCGCTGAAACCATGCTGCTGAATTGCCTTGGCAATATTGGTGGTCGAGTCGGCGTCGGTGGTGGATTCAAACGCGGGTTGCTTGGCCATGGGGGACTCCAGTTAAAAAAATGGGGAGAGGTCGCCCCCTCCCCTGTGCCTGTATGGCCGACGCTTACAGCGCGGTCGTGGCAGGCAGGAGCGAAATGTCCGTGTAGGTCACGGTCACGTTCGCGGCATCCAGCAACGTGGTGCCAGGGGTGAAGGTCGTAGCACCCAGCACCACTTTCATCACGCCGATGGGCGCATAGCCCACAGGCACTACCGGCACTTCACCCTTGGAGGTGGACACAATCCCGCCGGGCAGCGTCACGGCCTGGCCGTTGTAGCCACCCTGCACGACCGCCACAGTGCCTGCGGAGTTGAGTGCCACCACGTAATGCACCGTGGTGCTGGCAGGCTGCACATAGGCACCGGGGCCGCTGGCAGAAGCACCAGACACTGGAAGGCCAAGCAGGTTGTGGGTGACTGCGATGGACTGTGCAGCCAACGCGGCCTTGCTGTAGAAGATGCCGTCCACGGAGTACGTGATGGCGCCAGTGGTCTTCACCGTCGCGGCACCGCCCGCATTGATTGCCAGGGCGGCTTTCGAGTAGCAGCGGTCGCCAAGAGCGCGGCGCAGGCCGTGGTCGTTGACTTGGGTAAGCGTGGTCATGGTTTGATTCCTCTCTTCAAGTCAATGGGTTAGGCGGTAACGGCGTGCTCGATGCGCGTCATCCATGCGTCGTTCAAGATCGCAGCGGCTGACCACATCTTGAAAGCCACATGCCCGCGCTGGCCCATGGGGTCAGAGTCCGAAGGCTTGGGGTTCACCACGATGGGGGTCAGGCCAGAGCCGGAAGCCGACAGATTCACCGTGGCGTAGCTGTCCTTGCCGACAATGACCGACTGGTACACGTCCGCAGCCGACCCCCCCAGCATTGCGCCCAGCGCACCACCGGCATTGGCCAGGGGCGTGTAGAGCGTGGAGCTGATGAACCGAATGTTCTCGAACGCGCCGATTTCCGCATCACACAGCGGCTTGAACGTGCCGTAGTTCTGAATGCGGGTATAGCCCGTGGCGATGTTGGACGGGTTCTGCAGGTCCATTTCCACGTTCGGATGCACAAAGCACACGTAGCACGCGGGAATGGGAGTGGTGCCTACGCCATCGGTGGCGTTGAGCATCATGGTCAGGGGCTTGGTGTCCTGGGCCTTGAGCTGGCGAATGGCGCGGCGCAGCACGGTGGCCGTGATCGCGGTATTCACATCCGTGCGCTGCGTGCCGTTCGAGTACAGCACCTGGGTGCCCGCCTTCAAGGCGTTGTACATGATCAGCTCTTGCGCCTGGCCCGCTGTCTCGCCCAGCGAACCGCTCAGCTCGTTCAGCACCGGGTCTTCATGGGTGTCCATGATCACGTCGGTGATCTGCACGCGCTGGCCGTACTGCTCCAGGTTGGCGGTCACATC